GTACCAATAGAAACTAAACTAGATGTTATAGCTAAAGTGCTTTCAACGTTCCATGTTGAATGAATAACCGTACCAGAAACTAATAATTCAGAAGTAGTAATAATGGTCGTTTCCCCAGACGTTACTGGATGTTCGACGGCACCGCTTACTGTTAACTGTCCCTCAATAGACGTGGCAGTAACCCCGTCTAGAATAGCGTGCGTCATATTACCAATACCATATGTGTCTATTTCGGATAAATACCAATCATTAAATGTTGTTATAGTTTCTGATGTTGCTATTTCTGGAGCGTCATCCCACTCGGACATCTTTCTTGCAAAAACCTGAGAGATGGTTGATATATATGCTTCTCCGTCTAGAATAGCGTGCGTTATACTACCAATACCATATGTGTCTATTTCGGATAAATACCAATCATTAAATGTTGTTATAGTTTCAGATGTTGCTATTTCTGGAGCATCATCCCACTCTGACATCTTTCGTGCAAAAACTTGAGAGATGGTTGAGATATATGTTGCTCCTTCTTGATAAGCCATAACCCACCTCCTTTTCAATATATCGGGATTGCCAAAGGGTTATCGCGTATATCCCATTTAATATAATTGATATATAATTATGTAATTACATTTAGATTGATTATACTGGAATCTCTACCTCATAATACCATCGTCTTGTTCCGACAAATGAATTAAGTGTCATTAATACTTCCGCATCTATTGGAAGAACACCACTATTAGCATCAACCATAAGACTAGAAGTTACTAATGCTAAAAATTCTGCTTCTAGTGTTGTATGTAAAATACTTCCAATTATACTCATGGACGAGGTTCCAGCTATTGAACTTTCGCCTATTTCGATAGTATGTAACACTGAACCAATAGGAATCATGTTTGAAATAATGGTAATAGAACTTTCGCCTTCCCATGTTGGCTGTGAAACCATTCCGTCAATATTGAAAGTAGATGATACATTAGTTTCAGTTTGACCATCAACTGCTTGATGCAAAACAGCACCGTTATTAGATAGATCTGACGTTATATTTAAAGCCACATTAGCATTATGGGTTGTAAGTACGTTTCCAGTAGCCAATAATTCGCTTGTAATATACGGAGCGGTTTCCGCTTCAAAAATAGCTTGTTCAATCGTTCCGGCAACAATCGACTCTGAAGTTACCGTAATAGAAGTTTCACCTTCATGGGTTACGTGTAAAATACTTCCGACTAAAGTTAAGTCAGAAGTGCCAGTTAAAGCGCTTTCAGCTTCGATAGTTTGGTGCAAAACGCTACCTGCAAGAGTTAAATCAGAAGTGCCATTTATAGCACTTACTCCTTCAAGGGTTGCATGGGTTAAAGTGCCAACAGCTAATAACTCGGAAGTTACATTTATTGCGCTTTCGCCTTCGTTAGTTACATGCGCGACAGAACCTTCAATTGTTTGAGTAGAAGTAACAGTAAGGGCGCAAGCGCCCTCGCGAATTGCGGGAGCCAAAGTTACAGAACCTTCCACGGTAAGAATAGAAGAAATAGAAATTGCAGATTCCCCCTCATGGGTAGTTGCTGAGGAAACTTCTGAGAAGCTTACCGCAATCATTCCATAGTCGTCAGAAGTTGCTTCTGTAAACGACATTGTTCTAGGGGTGCTGGTTACTGTTTCTAATAAATATTGCGTAGCATAGCCCCAAGCGCCAACATCGCCTTGATACAGGTTTGTACCTGTACGTGCGGTAGGGGCAAAGGATTGGTCACCGCTTGCGGCAACGGCAAAGACAACTCCACCAGCAGTCGTATTGACTGTGCAGTTTGGGCTTGCGCCGGTTGTTGCTATAAAGCCAACATCTTGATATTGTGATGTATAGCCTGTCGCTGCTTTCGCCGAAGCAATCACAACTTTCATTGCTTTCCCGCCAGAGTTAGGAACCGATAATGAATATTGGGTTTCGGTTGGCGGATTTATCATGTACCAAATTTCGACGCTTGTTTCTGTAACACCATGGTTGGTGTCAGCCTGTGTCATAGGAACACTATTAAAAGTCGGGTCGCCGCCTGTTCTTGCGGCGGAAGTAGGACCCATGGCGAGCATGAGCACTAAAACCGTTGCACCCGCACCACAAGTGTAGTCGGTAGCAAGTGGATTTGTAGTAGCGGTTGCTGTCAGCGTGGCAGGATTGGCTACACTCGTATCAAAGGTATGTGCCATTGTCACCTCCTGACATGAAAATTGTTATATAAAAGAAACCTTTTATTAGGCTTTCTTAGTGCGTAAATCGGTAGTAACAACAACGACAACTTCTGCTTCATGTATCATGACTGCCTCTACTTTCTATAATTAAAAGTTTCATTTTAGGGCTAGGGTATAGATCACTATACCCCACTCCTAAAATGGGGAGATTTCTCTCCCCATTATATTACTAATTGCTACGACATGTCTTTTTCTCTTAGGCGTCTAAGCCTTTGTGATTCAGACATTTTCGCTTTAGATTCATCAGATGCTTTTTTGCCTAAGTTATTTTTCTTTCCTAGACAATTTTTATTCCCTAATTGAGCATTTCTCATTTTTTCTTTTGTTTCTTCGGAACGTTTTGAACCTATATGCGATTTACCCATATTTTGCTTAGCTTCTTCAGTGTGTTTATAGCCTAAACTGCGTTTATTTCCTAATAAAATATTGCTCATTTTTTCTTTAGATTCCTCTGAGTGTTTCTTGCCCAGTTGAACTTCTCTCATTTTTGCTTTGGTTTCATCCGATGCTTTTACACCTAGTCTAGACGTCTTGCCTAAATGAGATTCTCGTAGCTTTGCTTTAGTTTCATCTGAGCGTTTTACCCCTCTGGCTGGCGCAAAAGCGTTTGTAGCAATATTATATTCTGGTTTAAGTTTATCCAAACACAACTGCTCATACAAAAGAGTGTTTTCGGCATCACAAAATATTAAAATGCCAAACTCAAAATTATCCTCCCCGTATTTATTCCATGCGTTCTGCAAATGAACTCCGGTGTGAACATTTTTTCGTAGTTCAGCTAGATGAGAGCCCCACCTCTTCCAGATATTGATAGAGCTCCCGATATATTTATTTCCATTTATTTTATTTGTAATTTGGTAGACTCCGGGAATATTTAGTGTTTCTCTACTAAAGTTTTTCGCTATATTCATAAGAGCCTCCGTTCAAAATAGTTTGTAATAAAGCCCCGTATATGTGGGGCTTTATTATATTGTTTACTTAGAGTAGGAGTTAGGATAACGTAATATCGATTGCTCCGCTGGAAAAACGAAAGGTATCGCCAGAATATACGGTTTTGCTTGCAGTCAGTGTTTTGAAGAAGTACAAGTTGCCAGCAGCGTTAGCGCTTCTGATACCCATGCCTACCACTGTTCCCCAATTGGCACTAGCAACAGGGAATGTTAGAGTTGAAGTGTTAGCAGTAAAACCACCTGTTGCGTTAGGTGCGTCCCACATGGTACTTCCTGAGCTATCCACTCTGGCATATGAGCCGCCGGTTACTTCAACACCACCAGTATCACCAGCATTCGGCATTGTGGTATAAAGTGCCAACCAACTTGCTGTTGGCTGTGTGAAAGTAGCTCCGTCAAGAATATGGTCAAGCATTTCATTAGCAAGAAATGTAGAAATATCTCCACCTAACGAAATATCTAATGCACCAGCAGCAATCGACAGGGTATCGCCCGTATCAACCTGCAACGGCGAATTGCTAAAAGTACCATAAAATAAAAGATTTCCCCCGGTTGAAGCATCATAAATACCGACGCTTGTAATTGCGCCCCAAACACCTGTGGCGGTTGGGAAAGTAATTGTAGCGGTGTTGGCTGTTGCCCCTGCGGATGCGGCATCAAATGCGCTTGTTAATTGCACGCGAGCATAGGCGTTGGCTGAAGCCACTTCTGTGCCACCACCTGCATCACTTGGGGTGGCAGTAAATAAACCAATCCAGACACTTGCTGGACTTGCAAACGTTCCACTTCGTAGAACGTAATCAATAAATTTTCCTTCTAAATAATCGGACATAACTTGCGTGCTCATATAAAATCCTCCTGTGCTCGACTGTTATCGAGCGAATGTTGTTTTTTTAATTTGTTTTTTCTTCCTCGCTCTACAGAAGCTAATCCTATTTTTATTTTAGATTCTTCTGTATGCTTCCATCCTCCCGAATGTCCTTTTTTAGCAATACTTATTTTTAATTTTTGCTCTTCTGACATAGGAGTACCTTTATTATATGCAACTTGCCCTTTTGAAAAACCATACTCTTTTTTTTCGTGAGCTTTTTTTTGAGATTCTGACATTTTCTTCTTTTGCTCTTCTGAAGTATGTACACCAACATGGAATTGTCTCAAAAACTCTTTTTGCTCATCAGACATTTTGTGTTTACTATTGGTTTCACCAATTTTCCTTTTGTGCTCGTCTGATAATTTCATTCCTTTATTTGGGCATAGAGCATCTATGGCAATATTATACTCTGGTTTATAATAATCTAAATAAATCTGTTCATAAAGTGTTGTATTTTCTCTATCACATATTAAAAGTATTGAGAAGCTAAATGATTCTTCTCCATACTTTTCCCATGCTCTTTGAAATGCAACATTATGACTTTTATGCAAATTTAGATACCACCTATGCGCAATCCATCTTTTGTGTATATCAACAGAGCTACCGATATAAGAATGCCCATTTACTTTATTTGTAATTTTATAAACACCGGATATAATGTCTCTCATATTACCTCCTACAGTAATATCCTAATTAAGTAGTGAGCGAAAGACGTTTAGGATTACGCTCTTCGGGCTCGAGACCCTATTCGCTCACTTATCTTATTTTTTATTTTGTGTTTTTATTTTGTTTAGCATTCGACGGTCAACCGGAATACCCAGAGCAGTGAGCCGCGCGAACGTAGCTCCGGTAGAGATTGCGCGTTGCCAGTCCATAACCTTTTGGTATGAGCTTACGTCAATGCCGAAGGGGTAGGTCACGAGCGCACCTGCCATTGGATTAGGTCGAGGATGGTGGTCATGCGTTATCCTATATTTCGTAAGTAATGCTAAAACTTATATGGGCAATAGTAGTATTGTCAGGTATGGAATTCTGAAACTCTAAATATGGCATGGCGGCGACAATGACAGTACCAATAAATCCTGCCATCCAGACTGAACCAACTGAGTTGTATGTCGTGTAATTTGCTGGCGCTAATAAGTTGTGTGCGAAATTCATATAATTTCCTGTACCTGCTTTTACACCAGAGCCCTTAAAATGTGCATTTAGCGCCCTTCCATTTATAGTAAATCTATAATCTATTGTGGTTGGCTGTCCGCCTGAGCCATTATCAAATGTGGCTGTATCAAAAGTTGGAGGGGTAGCATTAAACCATTGTGGAAATCCGACCGGACTCGCTGCGTGGCTGTAAGAAATCGACGAAATCGCTGCACTGACGAGCGTGTAATCCGAGCCGCCTGTGATGGTCAGTACCGTGTCTGCAACGCCCACGATGTAGAAATACTTGACGGACGAGTTGGTAAGGCGTAATTTATCGCCCACGCTGTAAATCACAGCCGCTCCGCTTGGCACGGTGACGGTCGAAGCCGATGCGTAAGCCCACGAGTCGCTGACGGGAGTCCAGCCGTCCGGCGCTGCCCACGTGGGGGTGCCAGCCACCGAGGTCAGGACTTTATCGCCGACCGGTGCGGCATTTTGGCGTGCGTACAGAGAACTGTCTACACCATCCAGTTTATCAGCGTCAGGTGCTTTGTCTGCCCATACAGCACTGCCACTCGCATTGCCGACCAGCACTTGCCCGCTGGTCGGAGCTGCATTCAAACTAGCAAGCGTGGATGTTTTTAAAGGTCCTGCAAAATTGTCAATTTTCTTGAATGCAGATAAAGCATCGTTTCTATTAATGGTATCTCTCCATGCTTTTACTGTTGGATCGTCTACGTCATCGTAGAGAGTTAACCCTAAGTTTGTTGTACTTCCGCTCATAATTCTCCTTTATTTTGGCTCTTCCGTAATAGGAAGCGTGTCAATTGCCCAATAAGTATAGTTACCACCTTTTAATGGATTAGGCTCTCTATCGATCCTATATTCAAAGTGTAAATGGTTGCCGGTACTAAATCCCGCATAGGGTTCTCCCACGGCGCCATCAGATAAACCGATTACATCACCCTTCTTGACTTTTTCGCCAAGTTTAGGATAAATAGTTTTCATGTGCCCGTAAATCAATACACCACCCTGTACACGAATACGAATATGCCTACCATAGCCATATGTTGTATTATCTTCGCGGGTTTCTACAAACCCGTCTGCGGAAGCAATTAGCTTTGTACCGCCATAAGAAGCATAGTCAACACCGTTGTGCCCACGAGCAGCCCCGTAGGTACTGGAATTTACACCAAATTTTTGCGAAATTGGGAATTTCTTTTCCAGAGGATAAGCAAGCGTAGTGAGAGGAGGAGTAGTAGATTGAATATGTCGTCCCCAAACCCATTCTTTATCACCAATACGATACCATCTGTCTTTATTCGCTTCTAGAATATTAAGCATATCTCCGGGCTTACGCTCTCCGATTTCCTTGAAACCAGTTCCCGGTCCTTCTCGAACAGGAAGATAAGTATAAGGGGTTACGACTTTTCCTTGAAAGAGATAATCTCCGGAAGGAGGAGGAGTAACAGGAGGTGGCACTACAGGTGGTACTACAGGAGGAGGAACAGGCGTAGTAAGCTTTTTCATATAGCTAGGATAACCGCTTACCCACTGCCCTTCGGCAATTTTGAACCAATTATTCTTTACTTCGTATACGTCTACTATCTGCCCTTTTGTTAGAAATTTTCCGGTTGCTTTGAAAGCTAAACCAGCACCATCTCGAATATTGAGCTGCCCCGCAATGCATTCGGCTTTAAACAAAGCGCCGGGAGCAGGAGGAGCAGAGGGTTCTGGCACAGGAGGTATCACTACCTCGCTTTTATTACAAAACTCTAATAATTTTGCATAAGTACCGTTGAACCAGTTCATATCCATACCAGCACTTTGGCTACCATAATCTTTGCCGTACCCAATAAGCGATTTCGTCCAATCATGATATGGATAATGCCCTTTATCGCTATACTGCCATATGGCATACTCTTTCCACTCTCTTGGGAGCGCAGGATATGATCTAGAAATATAATGGGCTACGTGTAAAGGATATGCTGACATCCAAGTAGTTTTGGTTATATCAAACTTATCCATAAACCATTTGGCAGTATAAATAATTGGTTTCCTGCCGGTCTCTTTTTCTACGACCTGTAACCAGCGTTGTAATTTATAAAGATAATCGTTTTTATCTATAACGGCATCATCTTCAAAGTCTACAACAGGAGGCAAATCTGTTGGATGAGTTCTATACCATTTTAAATAAAACTCTGCCTGCGCATCTGCATTATAAAATGGGTCAAGCCAGCAATAACCACCGGTAAGAATACCGAGGGCTTTAGCACCCGCATAATTTACATCTGCGGTATCATCATAAAACGGCATGCCGGTTGAGGAACCAACGTCGGAAACCTTGTTCATCATCCATTTGACTCCTTTATCTTTTGCTATTTGCCAGTTCATTTGTCCGCTCCAATGCGAGCAATCTATCCCGAGGGTTTTATCTAAAGGCGCAGCCATTAGTCTGCGTTTAAATATAGAATTAAATAGTTTAACTAAACACATGTTTTCCTTTCTCCATAGCGTTCCTAACCTAAGCAGGGAAAGTAAATGGTTGTAGATTTAAATCCGCGTCTATGATATACCAAGCCGGCGAACCTGTTGTGAAAACAGTTTTGCCAATATGATTTGCCCCTTCTAGAGGACAGCCAGAAGTAATTCCGGTAACACTACCGGATACAATATAAGCGGGGAACGAATCGTTCCCGATGAATGTAAGTGTCATATAAAACCTCCGTTTTAACTAATGAAATTTATCTGAGCAACTCTGCTAAAGCAGCAGTTTCAGAGCGTTCTGTTTTTCTTAAATGCACACACCCAAACAGGGGGTTTCCGAATAATCGGCTATTTAATCGTTCGAGTCCAGAATTTTTTTCGAATACTACTTTATCGACCTGATTGAGATCGCCTAAAAACATAATGACCGAATTTTTACCAATTCTTGATATAAGCAAAGCGACATGCTCTGCGCTAAGATTTTCGCTCTCATCTACGATCATAATTGTATTTTCAAAACTACGCCCTCGGGCAAAGCCTAAATGGAGTAATTCTATTTTCCCATCATCAATTAGGCGGAAAAGTTCAAGCTGACTTCCTAATAGGTCGGCAGCAGGCATGGCAAAAGGTAAAAGCTTTTCATTTATGCCAGAAGGAAGCGCTCCGATAGAAACGGAGTCTTTTACTTCAATGTTATTTCTAACCATAACGATTTTCTTATAACTGCCTTTTCCTCTTTCGTATTTATCAATACAATCAAGAGCATAAGTAAACGCACAAAAGTTTTTACCACCACCCGCAACGCCTGTTATCACTTTTACAGTAATGCTTTCATCTTGTAGCAAATCAAATAAAGCATACTGCTCGTCGTTGATAGGTTTTACTTTATCAAATCTGCCTTTATCTATAATCTTATATTTTAATGGTGCTAGCACCCCGTTTGAGTACTTCAGTTTGTCAATTATTTCATCACATTCATTTTTGATAAACAGATATTGGTTTTCAGCCATATCTACTTTATATCTGTGCTCATAAAATGCGGCAATGTCTTCGTCTGAAAGGGTGATTGTTTTTATTCCGGGATTCAATTATGCCTCCTAAAGCTATTTATAGTCGTTAGGTTAACTAAAGTTTAACTTTCTGTTTGATAGACTGTTTTCTTTTACATAATTGTCATAAGCAATCGCTGCTTCTAACTCTGTTTTGAATGTTCCTATATTAATTATTTTTTTATTAGTATGTATTCTGACTTGCCAGTACTTATATTTTTTACCAGATGCACTAACACCGAAATATTTTGAAGATGAATTGCTTGCTTTTTTATTAAAATTATAATGAGTTTCTTCGTTTCCCATATTATGATTTCCAATTAAAGCTTCTGATAGTTTTTTCTTAGTATCTATCCCCGGTGTTTTTCCATAATTAGGAGCCAGTTCTCCGCTTTTTCCATACATTGGGTTATTTTTCCCGGCAGAAGCTATTGATATTTTCTTTTTAGTCTCATCCGAAGCTTTAATACCGAGTGTGCTATCGACACACTCCGTGCATATGTTGTATAATTTTTCTATGCCATAGTAATCTACAAAAAATTGTTCATATTTTGTAAGTTCGAATGGCTCGCAATATATAAGTATTTTAAATTCAAAGGCAGCCTCGCCGTATTTAGTCCACGCCCTCTGCAAGTGACTGTTTTCGTGGCGATTATGCCTAAGCCCCCAAAAATGCTTCCATTTCCTTTGATTTAAATTAGCAGATTGACCTATATATTTTTTGCCAGATACTAAATTTTCAATACAATAAATTCCGCTTAATGACATTTATGCCTCCTGTACTCCAATAAATTTGTTAGGAGTGAGAAACCGGAGTCTGGCTTTTAGTTGGGTAATTACTCCAACCTATCTCACTCCTAAATTTTACTATTTTCCAATAAGTCTTTCACGGGTATTATTTATTTGCTCTTCCGTTTTATCATCCATATAATACATTAAATCTATTTTTCCAGATTCTATCCCTGTCTTAACTCTTTCTTCAATATCCTTTGTTTGTTTCCCCGGGAGGTTCCAACCAATAGGGGATTCTTTTTCCCATACTTTAAGTTGCTCCCAAATTTCAGGATGTCTAATACATAAAGATATAGCCGATCCGACAGATTGCTTGGGACACCATGTGCACCCCGTGCGTTTAAAATACTTCTTGTGTCCGGGAAGCATGTCTACACTCTTAAGATAGTCAACACACTCGTCTTCTGTAATTTGCCATTCGATGAGAGGATATAGCAAAAGCTTTCTGTCACCCTCGCGATGGCGCTCATTGTAGCCGATTCCAATATAACGATACGATGTTCTATCATACCTATCTAATGTGCGTGCTTTTTGTCTGGATAGATAACAGCGTCCGAGCACACGCGGAAAGCCGCGCATTTCGCCTTCGTGCCTCCCACTTGTCCACTTGCCATAAAACCAGCTTTTAAATTGCCAGTTTTCTTTGAGGGGCATCTTGTTGATTGTCATACCATAATTTGTTTTGATAAACGAATCTACTTTATCAATATACTCATATACTTCTGGATATTCATAACCGACATCCATAAAATCAATGCTGGTTATAGGATAACCTTTTTCAAGAAGCATAAGTAACATTGCGCTACTGTCTTTGCCGCCAGAATAACTTACTCTAAACGTGTTTTCTGGATTAGTAAAGTCTACGTCTGCAAATTTTCCCATTATTCCTTTTTCCTTGTGAATTTGTTATACGTTACTGTGCATAACACAATAACATGAGTAATACTATCATTATATTATAAATATATCTGCCTATGATTTTTATCAACAGTATCTTTTATTTAGAGATATTCTTCTGATTCTAGCTCTAGAAAATTAGATAATCTTTCGTATTCCCCTTTTTTTATTAGGTCATTAATTGTTTTATGCTTTATTTTTAATTCATCTAATTCTATATTTGTTAATTTTTTCCCAGTCAGGTGCTCATATATTGTAATGCTCTTTTTTAGTGAGTATTTTCGTGATAATTGTCTTTTATATATAGTTTCATAAGACTGTGGCTTTCCTAACGCCGGCTTAGTTGCGTTTTTTGCTATATTATAATAGCACGGTGTGTTTTCTAAATACCAATTTTCTAAAATTAAAGCGATCTCTCTATCGGGAGTAATTTGTAAAATTATAAATTCAAAGTTTTCTTCGCCATACTTTTTCCACGCCCGCTGGAGATGAATATTAGCGTGTATACCCCTATTGAGAGTATATCTGTGCTCCGACCATCTTTTTCTTATATCAATAGCGGAACCAGCATAATTGTTTCCGTCAAGTTTATTTTGTATGGCATAAACGCCTGTTGTCTTCTCTACTTTTTTCATTGCTCCCCTTTATCTCGCTGACTTAGATAGTAGTTAATTTTATTGAAATTTTGTTTATACATATCTTTGTTTATAAAATAGCTGTTGTTATAGCATATGGCGTCGCAAAAATCAAGTTGCCCAATAAAAGATTTTCCGCAAGTAGGGCACTCTTTTTCAGTCATTTCGTTTCCGATATTAGGGTAATACATGTCATAATTAGGATCACTTAATATTTCTTTTGCTTTGTCACTGCACTTTTTTGAACAAAACTCCGCATAATGTGGGTTCATAAAAGTATTCCTGCACCATCTACACGTATACTCGGTTTTTATTTCTACTGAAATTGCGTTTTTACATTTTATTGAGCAAAAATGTGAAGTTGTTTTACGGGATGGGATTACATAATATTTTTTCCCGCATCGCTGACATTTCAGTTCTACTTTATCCGTATAGTTGTGATGGAGAGTACTGGCGCGGTGTCGGTTAGCGCACTGGCGAGAGCAATAACTTTGATTTGGTTTATTTGTTTGGAACTGTTTTCCGCACTGGCTGCATATTTTTGTTTCTGTTTTGTACATATCTCTCCTTTCTTATAATCTTTGCGATTATAAGAAAATAACTCTGTCGTTTTTATCAATAGTATTGTAACACATTTTCGAGTGGTTGTCAAGTAAAAATAAAGTTGTTAACAAAACGTTAACATTAGCGCTTTTTAGCTTTATTTGGCATTTCTTTCTTCTCAAATAGCTTTTCGTACATTTCGCTCACGTCTCCCAAATCATCTATCTTTATCTCTTCTGTATCTAATTTATCTACAAATTCCACTTTTATTAATTCCTTGTTAGGGGTATAAAAAGTAAAGTATCTTTCGTAATTATGCAATATGTCTGCGATCATAACTTCGGATACTTTTACTCCTGACATTTTAATGATATCCGCTAAATTATTATAACGAATATAATAATTATCGGATGTTTTATATTCTTCTTGCTTTCGCCTTGTCCCGCTTTTCTTCATTGCCTTAGCCAACACAAGAACAGCAAAAAGAATTTTTCTATCCCGATTGTTTTCAATAGTTTCAAGAAAGCTCACATCTCTTTTAGATATATAAACTTCGTTAATCTTTCTAAGGTCATACTGCATGGCGGATCTTACCCATTTTTTTATATATTCCGCTTGTGTGATCGGGTTAAAATGGGGGTCTATAGACTGGCAGAAGCGGATAATTTCTCTTTCTAGCCTTATTTCTCCGTAAACATATTTCTCTCTAAAATATTTAGCTACAACATACATTTTGCCATAGTCAATCATTCCTCTTTCAAATCCATCGGCAATAATGTGCTCAGCCTCTACCTCTTCGTTAAACATAAAAGCTTTATTAGTTCTCATAGAAAGCCTCTATTGGCACTTCGACCATTTTGTACTTTTGCCATAAATAATCTATGTCCCCGTTATCATCCGGGAAAGGTATCATAATCGGGTCGCTCGAGTTTCTAATAATGTTCTCTGTCATTCCGGTTGGGAATACCTTCCATGGGAATTCGACCATTGTTATTTTCCCGCCGTAAGTTGCCAGAACAGCATAATTAGCGAGTTCAGATTCATTGGAACTTATGTTTGTATAAGCTTTCTTGCGAAGATAAGATGAAAACGCCTCTATGCTGGAGTATTGAGTACATAAATTATTTCTAAGGATCTTTTTAAAATCCCGATACTCTTCCATGTACTCTACCATTTGTGCTAATTTCTCGTCGTCAACGGGTATCTCTGCGTTTATTAGTAAATTATAATCTACTTCTTTAGAAGATTTTGTGGAATAGCGATTGATAAGTTTTACAGATGTACGCATATAGCGGCTAATGCGGTTCATAACTGAGCTGTTGTCTAAAAAGTAAGAATATTTCTTATAGTCCTCTAACATTTTCTTCTCGTCATCGTTTGTTTTCCCGCTTTTCATGATATCTTCAAACGATCTGCCAAATTTTAAATGACTGTATATGTTATATCGCTTTAGTTCTTTGTTATATCTCGTCATATAATGGGAATATAAAAAGCGAAAGAAGGAAGGGCGCTTTTCGCATACAATGCTATTATTAAATTCTATCTCTTTTACTTGCTCCGGAGACATATCTTTATCTGGTCTTACTCGCTTTGTCCAATGCTCTCTGAAAGGAGGAACTTTCAAACCTTTTACCCCGTCTATGATTTCCCCTTGAATAACACGACCTATTTTCAGTCTGTTAAGAAGGGTTTCTTTTTCAACGCTTCCATCAGGAAACTCTTCTAAAAACGCATAGATAGAACTTGAAACATTGGTAGCATATCCTACTTTGCTATTATACCCGTTTAGCTGACTTTCTACTTGTTTTACATCATCTCTTGAATCAACAATTTGTTTTTCAGATTTCAGACTATCATAAATAATCGGTCTGCCTTCTTGCTTACCTTTTATCATGGTTTGGTTATTGACTGTACAGATCAAGTCCCCGTCGAAGTCTGCCCCGCCATGAATGGCACAATCCATACCTATACCATTTGCTGGAAAGATAATTCCGCTTTTTATATGTTGATACCAATAATTAGTATCCTCTCTGTCTTGAAAATCAAGCACATTAAACTCCGAGTGATGCACGATTGGGCTTCTTATCGCCGCGACTTTTTTAATGCCTAATTTTAGCCAATAATCGGAATAGTGTTGCCCTTCTTTTAGCAATGGCTCGCACTCTGTTCCAAATATATGGCATGCTTGATAATAAGGGTCTGAAATCATAAATTGGTAATTGGCGTTGATAAGAAGGTTACCCATGTATGACTCTTTCTTTTTCTTATCAATAGTACTTATAAAACGATTGTGTATATATCGGTCTCGCGCAAGTGCTTTATTAATTGCGACAGCTTTTACAGACAAGTCCATTTTGCTAAATGAGCCGATGTCGAAATTAGTTTCTCCGAGTGCGTACAAAAGCATGTTATCTGCACTTTCCCCGCCGATGTCTCTAAACCAATTTACAGTAGGCTCACAAAGCGTGGCTATATCTGCGTCGTTTAGATCTAAAACCTGCAAGAACTGATAGCTTGTTCGTGAGTAAGTATTTTCCCGCTTGGGGTTTGTTTTAGTAATTGAAAAGCCTAGTTTATTTTCAAAGCATTTTTCGACATATGTTTTTGTATCCGGATAAGAGGAATATAGTTTAAACATAGATTCAGATATAATCAAATCAATATTTCGAATATCTATCTCTTTCCCGTAAATATCCTTGAATGCATATTTTTTGGCTATTAAATTAGCAAATTTTACGAAGTCGAATGTTACCACTAACCCTTTAATGAATGGTGCACGAATGACCGCCGCACTAAAAGTGTAATCAAGTTCTAATTCTTCACTCCAGCGTTTAGCTAAATCTGGTGAGATCAAGCCTTGACCGTCCCACGCGTTTGCTTTTATAACTCTAGTGGTTGTTGTTATATTATCATCTTTTCCTACGCCCTGATAGGCTACGAAATCTACCAGTCGTGCTGTTTCAATTTCTTTGTCCGGCACAACTGCAAAACTAGGAAAGCTGACAGGTAAGGAGGTTGATGAGTATAACGAAAAATAAGCGCCCCATTTTGCCGGCACCATTGGTGTTTTCTCATCACGCCCGTTTTCAAGTATATCCATAAGCGGGTGTTTTAAATTGTTGTTTATAAACAGCGCCGTATTGCGCCTGATCATGCCCGCACTAGCCATGAAAGGTACAAACCTTATTCCGTTTACATAAAATCCTTTCCTTTTTAAGATTGCTAAGTAATGTGCTTTGTTATCAAACTCAATACTTATCAAATCTTCAAGATATAAGATTTTTTCTATTTTTTCTACAGTTTCACGCAGTTTAATGCGGTTTTCCTCTGAATTTTGGGCTTTTTTAAGCCTTTTCTGCAATATGAGTAGGTTATCTACCTCATTCTGGTCAAAATTCAGTTTTTTGAGCCGAAATAGGGCTCTGAGAAGCTCTGAAGTGTTGATTGACACCACTTCTCCGTTACTTTTTGCTTGATCTAATGTTATGTCTATGTCAAAGTTACTTTTTCTAAGTCTTTCTGAGTTAAATTTTAAAAGATGGAATTGCTGTAATTTTCGCAAAAGTTTACCTTCCTATACTAAAATGTTAACAAATATTTTGTACAAGCTTCTTGAAAGGGTATCTTTAACTTGAATTTGTCATTATGATACTATTATACCGCATCCACTCTCCTTTCCGTCACTATTCCAGTTACACACGGTGTAACTAACTATACTTAACTACTCTAACTATACTTATCTATTGTAACACATTTTATCTCATTTGTCAAGTACCAATTTGCTACGCAAGTACTAATTTTGTGCCTTTCTGTAAGCTTCCTGTAAAAAGGTTCATCTCTAATATAGCCAACGTAATTTCTTACGCACCTTCGCGTTTTTTCAGCCACTCGCATATATAGATTCTTTACTATATTCTCTATTATACTCTTTTAAGTACTCTCTATGTAATCTATACTTAAACCTACTACTATATTACTTAATAATATATATTAACGGACTGCGAATCTTACGCCGCCTCTCTACAATATTACGCAGCCTCCGTAATTTCCGTTGCCCGTCATTGCCCCCTTTTTACGACGCCACCGTATCCTGCTACGCCACCACCGTACTACATTACACTCCCCCATCGTAATATCTTACGCCGCCTACTTATAACCTTTATATATTATACTTGTGGAACACTCCACACGGTCCGCCGCCTATAATTTATAATAAAAATTCATTTATACTGGGTGTGTGGGAGCACGACACCTCTTTTCCCCCTTCCCTATTTGTCCAATTCTGCAATCGAATTGCACTATTGTACGAGGAAGCACGGGGAGAATGCGGAAAAACAGGCGTTTTTTAGTCATAGAGAGGCTTGTAAAAGACACCCCTGTAGGAAAGAGACGCTATCCAGATGGTATCATAACGGTATCGCGGACGAGAAAAAACTGTAAAAAATATTGGCACTTGACAAACACTAAAATATATGTTACAATACTATAAATTAGAGAAAAGGAGTAGTAAATTTTTGGAAAATAAAGAGTTTTTTACGTATAATGAAGACTGTCTGACCGCCATGGATAGAATGCAGGAAAACATATTTGACACGTGCATTACCGATCCCCCTTACCATTTGAAAAGTATCACAAAGCGGTTCGGGAAGGAAGGTTCGGCTCCTGCCAAATTCGCGAAAGATGGTTCGTTTTCGCGAATTAGCAAGGGCTTTCTTGGCAAAGAGTGGGATGGAGGGGAGATATCTTTTGACCCCGAGACATGGAAAAAAGTATATCGGGTAATGAAGCCGGGCGGCACACTGCTATGTTTTGGTGGGACACGAACGTGGCATCGAATTGCTGTTGCGATTGAAGATGCTGGTTTCTTGATTACCGACACGATTGCGTGGGTTCATGGGCAGGGCTTTCCGAAATCTTTAGACATCAGCAAAGCCATGGACAAGCGAGCTAAGGCAGAACGTCCTGTGATTGGGAGGGCTGAAAACGCAGAGGAAATTATGCGCAGAGCCCGCCAGCGAGACACCAATAACGAAGGCTTGAAGCGGGACTGCCGTGAAGACGAAGAATGGATTTATAACAGAGCCAACATTACCGCTCCTGCAACCGAAGAAGCGAAGTTATGGGACGGTTGGACTACAGCGTTGAAACCTGCTTTTGAACCAATCATTGTCGCCATAAAGCCAATAGATAAGACCTATATAGACAATGCTTTGAAATGGGGAGTATCTGGTTTGTGGATAGACGGCGCTCGCATTGAAGGGGAAGACATTGAAGTAAACCGAACAGAGAAGTGGTCTGGCTTTGGGAACAAGAAACAGCCGGATTATGAAACTGCGATCAGCAGTAAAGGGAGATATCCGAGTAATTTTATCCACGATGGTAGCGAAGAAGTAGTCGCCCTGTTTCCTTTTACCAAAAGTGGAAGCGGTAAAAAAACTCCCATCAAGCGTTCTAAAAGTGTTGATGATGCGATGTACGGGAATTTTGGAGAAAGTGAAGGCTCTCGCTATGCCGACGAAGGATCCGCTGCGCGGTTCTTTTATTGTGCCAAAGCTTCCAGAAGCGAGAAACGTGATGGGCTCGGAGAAGGCGAGAACGTGCATCCAACCGTAAAGCCCCTCGCCTTAATGCAGTACCTTGCCCGACTGACGAAAACGCCTACCGGAGGCATTGTACTTGATCCATTCATGGGGAGTGGTACAACAGGCTTGGGGTGTCTTGCAGAGGGTAGAAAATTTGTCGGCATTGAACGTGAAAAGGAATATTATGAAATTGCAAATAGGAGACTAGAGTATGTTAGTAGCGGCATCGATGGTGGTGTTCAACAAGTGGAATAGAAAAGAGTAGAAATGTGTCGAAAGAGAAATCTCGAAGAAGAAAATATAATGAAACATAAGCTTGTCGAACAATATATGCATGGAGAAATTAGTGCAAAACAATATAACGATGAATGGCAAAAAAGATTTAATAGAACATTACTTGATTCTATACTTGAATCAATATTAAGACGGAAATAGGAGTATAAAATATGACTTTTAAGAAATGGAATTCTGTTTTAGAAAAGCTTCCTAAATATGGGGAGGTATGCTTGGTATATACGCGTAGTGGGGAGACTTACTCGGGTAAGTTTTTAGGGTGGGAAGGATGGACAGGACTATGTAGAGACTTTGGTAAGTTTGAAGTTACTCACTGGCGCAAAATGCCGAAACCACCAAAAAAAATATAAATAGGAGATAGCGTGTTTTTACAAACTAAGAAAATTTTTATTAGTGCGCTTGTTCTTGTACTGCTTTTGACCGGCTGTGCCTCTGCCGCGGATACTGCATCTTATAATCTGTCTAAATCTGCGGATAGCTTTGAAATCACTCGCAGAATTGTTTTCTATAACGGGATTACCGGCGATTACATTTTACAGGTAGAGGGGCTATGCTCTCTTGGAAACGCAGATGCATCCGGAGAAATATCTATTACGTGCAAGACAGCGCCGAACGAATATAAAAAGCATTTCCTCGGTCTTTCAGACAACGTAACTTATTTTGCCGAGCAAATAGACGGAGCATCAGTCAGCGCCTATCACTACCGTGTGATCTTTCGACCTTCTACTATTGTCCCTGATCTTGAATTGCAACTACCATAAATTGGTGCTTGACAAAACGATAAAAGTGTGTTACAATATATTTTAACAGTACCAATCACGCTGAACTGGCGGGATGTAGAACAGGAATAGACGTATCGACGGGAAACGCAAGACCTGCTTGAATGCGCAACTTGATTGGTCATTAATGCCTTCCGGCGGGCTTAGTACACCGGAAATTCTACCGGCGGTCTATCTACACCGGGGGTTCGAAAGCCTGCCGGCGGGCGTCGGAAAAAGTACACCGGAGAAACTCTTTTGATGGAAGGGTGAGTACATGACAGAAGAAGAAAAAATATATTTGCCTTGGCATCCGCGAAATGTTATTATTAGAGCCGGAAACAGGTATGTATATGTAGACGCTGAAGGAACGGGCACGATCTTTGAAAAGGAAGATTTGCCTTACTATATCAAAGGAATGAAGCACGTTACTAAAATGAGAAAGAAGCTCTTTAAAAAATTAGAAAAACGGGGATGAATGGGTTAGATTGTGGCAACGTCTGGTGAGTGTCGTAGCTTGCTTAACCAGCCCTGTTGGGTGCGTTGCGACAGCCACAAGAAGAGGGTTCGATTCCCTCCATCTCCACTGGGGCTGAATGGAATGTCCTGCACGACTTATTCGGGTTCATCCGTGTTGCAGGAAATGTGGGTTCGATTCCCGCCAGCTCCATTTGGGGAAGTCACGCCCCCATTACCCGCGCGAGTGATACGAAGAGGCGTTGTAGCCGACGGGCTGCGTGACAGCATATTTACTTTGTACCCGTGCGCGGTTTTGAAAATTATGTCAGTAGCTCAATTGGAAGAGTGTCGCTCTCCAAAAGCGAAGGTTGCAGGTTCGAGCCCTGCCTGATATGCTGAGTCTCGCCGTCAATAGTGGCTATGAGTGAATTGATAACTATAGATTATGTGACCGCCACATCCTAAATCTACAAGTGTCCGCAAGACCGAGACCGCCCTGAATATGGATGGGAATAAAGGGCACAAACTATAATAAGGAGATATCATGCCAATAGTACCAATAGAGCAGTTCGTCGAACACCTCTGCCCTGACTGCAATAAAGTCCTCAAACCTTACTCTGAAAAAGAAGGGGAGCTCGCCATGGAGGGTTTCTGGATATGTAAATCCTGCGGGGAAAAATTCCAGATCCCCTATAAGCGCATAAGTAAATATAATATGGAAAAAGCGTATATGGAACACGAAGTACGCCCGCGAAATATAATATAGATAGTTGTGTCTCACCAATGACCCATTAGTTGCATTGTGTCTCACTTTCAGCTTCTAACGATACACAACCATTCGTATTTGTGTGTCGTTAGAAAATTGGGTTGCCGGGTGAGTCAACCAGCAAGTTTCGTGCCACCGCCAATTCAGAAGTCAAATGTGTAAATTCGAGTTAATTCATATCTTAATTCAGGCATGCTTTGTTCAGCATGCCTTAGTCATCTAGTACACATTGTTTATATTGACTAGTCATCTAGTACCAAAGGGCAGCACGATATTAATATAATAATAATAATATATTATTATTATTATATTAATAATACATATCATCGTGCTATAATATAATAATAAAATATTTAATTATTTTTTTATTTTTATTTTATTTATTACTTACCTTGTACCTGCCTGCCTGCTGTACTGTACTACTGTATATATAATATAATAATAAATAAATAAATAATATATATTATATTATATTATTAGTATACATATATAACATACACTGCTTCCTGCGCATGCCCGCTATGGCTCACTACTTCCCTACTGCACTACGGCTATCTACTACACATTATACTGCATGCAGGAATGGCTACGCGCATAGGATAAAGGGACATAGGGCAGATCAAGCACATATATGTATTGTTATATATAATACAACATTACTGCATTGGCTTCTACATCTGCAGGCGCTTACGCTGTAAGCGCCATATTATTATAATAACTATTATAATAATATGTTTATAAAATAACTTATAGAACATCTGGTTAAAGGATCAGCTCAGGATAAACGGATCTAAATCAGATCTAAAGATCGACATGATTCTATAATGATTATATTTATTTATTTATTTATTTATTTATTTATTTATTTATTATATTAGTACTTGCTTGCTGCTTGCTCACTACATACTACATACTATATACTACATACATATAACATAGTACATACATACAACATAGTATATACTACATACATATATACTACAATATATAGGCGGAATATATAGCAGGATATTCTATGCAGGAATACCTATGCAGGAATACCTATGCGGGAATACCTATGCAGGAAAGCCCGGTGCTTGCCGGGGCATCTGACTGATCTACTCACCTATAAAAGGGCGTCTGTTTGCCGGCTCGACTGGACCCGGCGAGATTGTGAATTTTTTCATAAACTCGCTGTGGGGACCAATGGTCCCGCGTTTGTGAATTTTTTCACAAGTTGGCTACGCGCAAAAAAGTCGGACCAAAAAACCCGATTTCTCGGGTTTTGGCTATGCGAAGTTTATTGACTTATAAGTCAATAAACTTCTTCAACTTGTTGGGCATCTCGGACTTGTAGCCGTTGAAAGCCGACCATTTTTCGCGCATGATTCTGCGCAGGCTGTCGAGCTTGGTGGCATATGCCCAAGTCATCTCAAAAGGCTCGTTTTCGAGGTGCTCGACGAGCTCGGCTTGCGCGGCTTCCCATTCGGCTTTGGCTGATTTGTATCCGGCTAAAAATTCTGCTGTTGTCATTTCTGCTCCTGTGTCACGTCTGATCTAACGTTATATATATTATAGTTGTTTGCCAGTATTTGTGTGTTAACGTTGGGTTAACAAAAAATCCCATTTCTGGGATTTTTGATTTTTGGAGTCTGGGCTTTACCCGATCACCTCCCAAATCGGATGCCATGAGCGATCCTCGAAGTTGAAGCGCTGGGCTTCCACCAGTGTGATTTTGTACCCGAGTCGGGTGATGTCCATGCACAACTTTGCGAGGTCATCGACACTAAAAACACACTCCCAAACACGTTTGGTGTTCTGAAGGTGAGTGACTGCGTAGCGGGTTTCGTTGAGTAGGTTTTTCATGGTCTGGTCTCCTGTGTGGTCGTGATCTCGACCTGCAATAAGTATAGTCGATTACAAGGAAAAGTGTGTTAACGTTGGGTTAACAAAAAAGCCGATCTCTCGGCTTTTTTATTTTTGATTATAACGATATCCTGCTTTTTATTTCTTGCTTGACGTCGATCCAGATGCTCGAATAATACAATGGCAACCATGATGTTTTTGATCCAGCCATTGCCTCTTCAAGAGTCGAGTACTCTTCGATGACTGTGTTTCCAAAGTCATCATGATATCCGCATAATAAGTAAACCTCACTGATGATGACTGGGTTTGATGTTTTTACTGCGACAACTGTTTCCATTTTTTGCTCCTGTGTTTGGTTTGGTTTGATAGTAGAATTATACGCCAATGTGCATATCCGTGTGTTAACGTTGGGTTAACTCTTTCTTGCGCATAGCCACGCCATCGGGACCACGTGGACCCGTGTCAGGAAGTGGACCACATGGACCCGAGTTTGTGAAAATTTTCACAAACGATTTGGCTATGCGCATATGTGGTTATAGAGTATAGCATTTCTGCTATACTCTATAATGTGATTATTCTATTTTATCTGATTTGTCCGAGTCGATCCAGATAAAAGTACTCATCGTCAAACTTGAAAAGCCTGCGGATCTCGGCATCGAATTTCTTGACGTCAGAGATCACCTCGACCTCGACCTCATCAATCTCGACCTCATCAACCTCGACCTCTACCTCTACCTCATCCTCGAAAAATTTTTGTGCCATTTTTTGCTCCTGTTAGGTTGTGATCTCAACCTGCGTTAAGTATAGACGATTACAAGGATCTGTGTGTTAACGTTGGGTTAACAACTTGGCAGATTGTGGGACCATACCTCCAGATCGCTGGACCCGACTATGCGAATGGTCCCGCGAAGATTGTGAAATTTTTCACAAATGAAACTGGGACCATGTGGACCCGATTTGGCTATGCGCAATTGTGAAATTATTCACAATTGTGAATCATTGTAGAATAGTGTGTGTCAAGCACTATTCTACAATTGGATATTATACTATGCGATTAGTTTACGATTTTTGGGCTGAGTCCCATGCAAGTTTAAGGTAAATGATTTTTGTGCTAAAATGCTAAAATAATCTTGACTCGCATCCTCGTCTGAATGAGTCTTGCATACTGAATTATTAGAATATTCTACAACCTTGCAGGTTGCAACCGAGTCGTTAATCTCATTATCGTGTATTCCACCAAATGAATATACCAAATTAAAGTTTGATGATTTTTCACTTGTAACATATTCCAAAACTTTACTATACCCAAAAAACTGAACGTCTGTTCTAATGCTTGCAACCTGCAACCATGCGTTAAAATAATCACGATTGAAAAAATCGCCGCTTGCATGGATTCTTACAACCTTAACATTTTTTGGCATTGACTCGAGGATTAAGGCAACCATTTGATCGGTATTCAACTTGTGCAATAGATCATAATTATGCCAATGAGCGAGTCGAGTATTAGTAAAAGCGGACTCGAGGCTTGCCGCATAACAGCGATATTCCATTTGTTGACCGTCAACGATTTTACCCGTTTTTTTGTTAGCGAATGACTTGCAGAGACTCGCGGCTGGACACGTATAACCCGCAGGTAAATCGAAGGCAACGGCTTGATTATTTTTCATTCCCAAAAATTTGGCTAAAGAATTCATTTTTTTGTTCGAGGTAGAAAATTTCAATTTGGTCATTTTTGTCTCCAGTGCAATTTGATAGTAAAATTATAACCGATTCTATAGTAGAGTCAAGCCAAAAATGCGATTATTTTTGATCTTAATTGTTAACGTTTTTCTGCGTATAGCCATCGCGCATGGTCCCTTTTTTGGGCTTGACATTTTTTGGATGCTATGATAGAATTTTTTCCATGCCAAAAAATCCGCTCACTCATTGCAAGACTCGCGCCAGACACCATGGGCTTGTGAAATTATTCACAAACGGCGGGGACCACGAGACCAGCGGGACCACTGGCTGCGCCAGCCGGCGCACGCCGGTTAATTCCGGCTATTGGTCCCTATCAATTCAGCAACTTAATTCAAAGGTTAATTCAAGGATCAATTCCAGCTTAATTCCACAATGGATTTTTCTGCGGGGAATTTTCCTGCAGGGAATTTTCCTGCGGGTGATTTTTCTGCGGAAAATTATTTCAAATTAAAAGCGTACGAGATAAATTAATTCTAAAGGGACCATTCTGCTGTTCCGCTATCTTTAATTTGGCTATGCGAAACAAATTACTGTGGGACCATTTAATGGTCCCGCATTCGGCTATACGCAATAACTTTCGTGATAGACTCTTGGGGTTTTTCGTGATAGACTCTTGCGGTTGCGCAGGGGGCAAAAAAGGGCTCAAAAACGCATAATAACCACACTACTGGAGTTAGTGTGGTTATTATCACATGAGTGCTCTTTGGGCTGTTTTTTAGTCCAGCAACTCCATGTAGGCGTTCTGGTTGAGTGACAGGAACAGGTAGCGCATGTTGTCGTAGGTTGAAACGGTGACTTCGGTTGGGCGACCTGATTCATAACGGTCATACCATCGGCGACACCAAGAGTAGATAGTCAGTTCTTGAGAGTTGAGGGCTACGCGCACCCCAGACCATGGATTTGTGGCGACCCCATCGGCTGAATATTCCACAAAGTAAGAGGTGGTGCGTGCTTTTGCCAGTGCGTTCTCGAAAGATTTCTTCATGATTTGCTCCTTTGTTGTTGTTTGATTGTAACCATATTATAACAGGGTTTCTGTTATTTGTCAAGGGCTTAATCCATGTAATTATAATATTCGGGTTGCCGCCCCATGGTCGGGCGCGGGCATAACGGGGAATTTTGAGAAGGAAACTTTGGCAGGAAACTTTGGCAGGAAACTTTGGCAGGAAACTTTGGCAGGAAAAAGCGGCGGGAATTAACATTGGGAATTAACAAGAATCAATCCCAATGATCATGATACATTGGTTCGCCATCCCATAAGCCAGCACGCTCGGACTCGTTGATGCTGATCATGCCACGAACGACCAAGCGATGAAATTCGGCTGGCTGATATGATTTCTTGGGCACAAAAGCATTCGGGACAGGAACAGACTCGCCCCGCATGCCATCGCCACTTACAAGCTTGCCGGCGATCTCCCGAACGGTGATCATCTTTGGGGTGGTCTTTACGACCTGATAATAATTCACGATGGTCATGCTATATCCCCACGATGAGCTTAAGATGTCTCCGACTTTGTAATTGTGTTCTGCGACTTTTCCGTTTCTCATTTTGATCTCCTTTTTAACTCTAACTATATTATAACCGATAATCTGGAAAAAGTCAAGGGGAAATTTCTGGCGGGAATTGACTCTGGAATTAAGCGGGGCTGGGCGGAATTAACATGGTCCCTCTGGGTCGAATTGATCTACGTCCCGTGATCATGGTCCCTTTTGGGCGATGGCTACGCGCATTAAGGTAGCACAGAAATGCCGGAGGGAGCAACTCCGGCATTTCTCAAGTTTGATTATTCTCCCCAGATGTAGTGACCCTGCGCACTCCAATCAAAATTCCAACGCACTTCTTTCTTGACCGCTTTGGCGATGCCCTCACAGACCTTATTTGCCTGTTTTGCGTCTTTGACCACCATAGTCAGGACTGGCTCAGTATCTTCCCAAGGGAAGCCTTTCTGCTTGATTTTGATCTCGATAGTTTCTGTTTCCATGTTTATCTCCTGTTTGATTGATAAGATAATTGTACCACGTTTTGGCGAGATGTCAAGGTCTTTCTGGAGCAAACATCCAATGGGTTGCTTTAACATATCCGTCTCGGTCAGAAATCCAAACTACTTCCGGGTCACTGCTCACATATGGATCATACTGCGCAAAAGACATCACGCCGTAGCCATCTGTTACATAATAAAAGACAATGTAGTTCCGATAATCAATATCTTTTGGTAAGCCGTCTTTTTCTACACTGAACCATTTTTCCATGTTTATCTCCTTGATTAAGATAATTGTACCACGATTTAGCTATCTGTCAAGGGGCAATTTTTGATAACTTTCGTTGGTTTATAAACTTCGTTGGATGACGCTTGGCGTGTATCATCTTGGTGGCTTATTATAGACTCCGTTGAAATGACGTCGTTGCGTTTTATCATCTGATAGGTTTATAAACCAGCGAAAATCATCAAATTTTTAATGTGCTCTCAACTAAACTAATTGTACCACGATTGGTCCCATTGTCAAGGGGCAATTTTAGCCCCACAGGAGTATTTGATTGCCGGCTTGATCAATCGTATAAACTCTGATGATTTCGCCAGTTTTGCTGTCAGTAACATAAATGATTTCGTCGTATGAAGTATGGATTTGTTTGCTGTTGGTTGCCATGTTTATCTCCTTGATTAACTTAAGTATATCACGATTCTCTGTGGAGTCAAGGGGTTAAAAGTACTATTTTATTATTCCTCGATGAGCCTCATTGGTCCATAATCGGCGTTCATTTCGCTCAACGCTTCTTGCATGGTCCCGAACATATAGCCGTTTTCTTCTGGATCTTTAAAATAGTGATCAACTTCTGGCATATGGACCCACGTCAACCCGTTTTTTGATTTTTCAAATATCCAAAGATAGCCAAATTCATCACGATATTTTTTAAAATTGTATGGCATCATTCCCTCTTCCCTTGGACCCGACCCAGTTGATAAAAGATAAACCCGATGACTGCGATGACGATGAATGTTTCCATGCTGACCATGTTAATCCTCCTCCACTAAACCATCGACAAGATCTGGAAGATCGTCATCGGGGCAAGTAGGATAATCGTTCATTACCGCTTGCACAGCGTCCACATAATGTTGAAAAGTAATTCCGTTATAGTGATATGCCATTTTGTTTATCTCCTTGATTAACTTAAGTATACCACGATTCCTTGTAATGTCAAGGAAATGGTATCTCAACACTCTTGAGATAAGATTCGGCGTTTTCCCGAGTACTAAATAATTCGATGTGAGGAAGCCAAAGGTCTTCGCCTTTATAAGAACCACAATGCTCAATAACACGATAGCATCTAACAGGTTTACCTGCCCAATCGGTCCCGTACACTTCGATAACTTTTAGCTCATTCATTTTTATCTCCTTTTTGATTATACCCCCATTATACTACCAATGGGGGTAACTGTCAAGCCCTCAATTAATCCATATAAAAGCGATCCTCATAAGCCGATTCAAGGTGGGCGTCTTCAATATCGGCTTCCTCGTTCTCGTATTCCCAACGAGCCTCGTTATCGAGAAAGACCTGATTCTCTTCCCACATCTCTGCGGTGTCGCTGTCGTCCTCGTGATAATCGCTGAAAAAATCGCCTTCGTAATCCATTTTTGCTCCTTTGTTTCGCTCGTTTGATTATGACTACATTATAATCTCTTTCAAGTTATAAGTCAAGCAATTTATGTTAACGTCAGGTTAACACCGCCGGCTCAGAGGGACCAAACGATGGTCCCGCTACAATGTTAACATCAGGTTAACGTGTTAGAAATTGCTTGACTCCTGCGCCATATCTGATATACTTATCTTATTGCAGGCGAGAGTGCAAGCGCAAAACCGGATTGCGCCCATCAGTGGAGAGAGCCACAGAGCCCATGAGTGCCGACCTCAAACCTGCCAACTTCAAACCCGAGTCGCCCTCGGGTTTTGTTGTGGTCCCGCGACTTGTGAAAAATTTCACAAACCAAAAGGGACCATTGTGGTCCCGATATGTCTATGCGCATTGATGTGGGACCAGAAAAATCCCCCAGTTGATCAGGACTGGGGGATTTTGTGGGGATTACTCCCCGACTACATCCTCATACATCTGTGCCATTTCCTCCTCCGTGGGGCATTCCCACTGGTGATTGATGAAGTATTCCTGTTCGTACCCTTCCCATAATGCCTGCGCTGTTTCTGCCATTGTGTCCATTTGTGTGCTCCTCGTTGTTTGATAATATAAGTATATCACATTCGGGGGTGGCGTCAAGCTTTTTATGTTAACGTCGGGTTAACTTCTTACCAAAACCGTGGTCCCATGCGAACGATCAGCGACAGATCCTCAAACAGTGTAATATTGATTTGGTAGAATAAGAGTAGTAGTAGCATGTTGATCACTTTCTAATTGATCGCACTCTTCGGTGTCCTACCTACTCCCCAAGCCCTTCGTCAAGGGACAGACCGTTTCGGTAGGAGCACCTCCGTGACGACAGTTTGGTTGCTGTGGTTTCACACAGTACCCTCCTCCAGACCAGAATTCTGCTGGACCCCTCCAGTTTCCTGAAAGGGGTTGCCGTCGGGGATCACTCCACCGAAGACTGCGATCAATTGTTAATGTCCATTTCAATAATACTATTATAGCACCTTTTGGGGGGCTGTCAAGCCCCCCATTGTTAACGTTCTGTTAAAGGATTGCCATAGTGCTCGGCACGTTCTCGGTTTTGCTCGGTGCGTTCTTGACGAGGTAGAGGAAGTGATTCCCCAAGATGTCGCCGACAAACACGCTCGTGACCTCTTTGCGGTGAAACATGATTCCCGCGATTGACTTCATTTTGTGGCAGTTTGTGCCAGAGATTTTGGTACTGCGACCATTCTTTTCGGTGATGACCAGACGATAGTTGTAAGTTGTTCCCATTTTGATTCTCCTTTGATTGGTTGATTAGTTGATTGTAATAAGATTATAACCGATTTCTTTTTGTTTGTCAAGTGGCAATTTTTACTTTGTGAGTGGCAGAGCGACCCTCGGATGAGTGCATCCTTTCGGGGAGCTATCCTCTTTCCACTCACAAGAATAGTATACACCCTTTCTTTTTATTTGTCAAGCGTTTTTAAGACCAATTTCAAAAGATGCGTGTAGCCAAATCGGATCTCTTTGTGAAAAAATTCACAATCGGGACCACTGATCTGGTCCCGCAAAAGTTTGTGAAATATTTCACAATCAAAACGGGACCAATATGGTCCCAGATCATGGACCCGGCTATGCGCATTAAGCGGTTGGTCTGGCAGGGATTTTACTCCCTGCCATCTGTGACCAAAATTGGGCTATTTAAGCCACTATGAGTGTTTTGGCGATTTGCTGTTGCTCCTGTGGGGACAGGCTCTCTTTTGTGGCGATTTTGACGGTCTGACCGTTGGCGTAGGTCGTGGCGATGAAGTCATAACCTTCGGCGACTCTGGCGTTCTGCCATCGGTAGGCTTCGAGCCATTGACCTTTTTCGAAAACTGCTGTGGTGTACTGTTTCATGATTTTGCTCCTGTTTTGTTTGATGTAATGATTCTACACCCATTGCCCCTTGTTGTCAAGGGTAAAAATGAACCAATATTTGACCAAATTGGCGCTTGACAAATCAACAAAAATGTGTTACAATATATATTAGAGTGCGAAAGGGTGCTCCACCACCCTTTTTCACTCTAACAAACAATATACGTGGAGGTATATGGATGATAAATTCTGGAATATATAAAATTTTGAATACCATCAACGGGGACTTTTACATCGGAAGTGCTTGTCATTTTAGAAAACGTTGGGAGAACCATCTTTACGAATTACGTAAAAACAAACACCATAGCATCCATCTTCAAAGGGCTTGGAATAAATACGGGGAGCAAGCGTTTGAGTTTAAAATTCTTTTATACTGTGACATAGAAAATTTACTTTATTATGAGCAAACACTCATTGACGGACTGAAACCCGTTTACAACACCTGCCGGACGGCGGGGAATTGTTTGGGGAGAATATTTTCAGATGAGGCAAAACTAAAGATGAGTAATTCCCATAAAGGTATATACCCTTCCGAAGAAACAAAACTTAAAAGAAGCAAAGCGCTAAAAGACAGAGTGTTCTCCGAAGAAACAAAACGAAAAATTAGCGAAGCCAAAAAAGGCAAACCAAACGGTCGGCTTAATACACACCATTCAGAAGAAACAAAACGTAAAATGAGTGAGGCAGCAAAAAACAGGTCAGCTTAATTCCGTTGTTTTCGATCAATTAATTCCGTACTTTTCGGATAAAAGAAAAGCCCATCAATTCGATGGGCTTTTTAATTCAGCGGTTAATTCAGCGATCAATTCCGATTGTCGTTTAAACGACAATTCAAGAAATTTGCGGTTTAAACGTAAAATAAAAGCTACGTAAATTTACACTCACCATAAACATCTGTCACTTCTACGGACGGCTTCCCGTCAGGAGATTTTGAAACTTCGTATATCCATTCCTCACCAACATTCCGAGTATCTGGGCGGTGAAGATAAACATTGCCAGACAAATTTTGAGACTTCTCGTGCATAATCCACAACGCGGCTAACTCTCTCATTCCGTTAGCATACTTTACATCTGGCTGGTCATCTACTCCATATTGAATGCCATTACCAATCGTGTAACCTTCTAAAAAGTCGGCTAACTCATACCCTCTACCGTCAGGACTCCCATCATACTGCCGATAAACAGCACAAATTTCTTTTCCATCCCACTCATCAATAAACGTAACTAAACTTCGTGTTCCCATTATTTAATCTCCACTCCGTCCATATCTTCTGAAAAGGCAAAGCGGTAAACTTCGTTCCATTCGTATCCGCACGCACACTCCACCGTTTCATATACTCCGCCGATGTCATCGTTAGCATCGTCAAACCCGCAATATCGCAAATCCTCACCGCCGCACTTTGGACACTTCGTAATTTTTACTCCCATTTTATCTCCTTTGTTTATCCTTTTTGAATGTAACTATATTGTATCACGTATCTGTTTATTTGTCAAGCCCCTGTAAGACCAAAATCAGCCCCAAAAACAACGAGTCATATCAAAACGAATATAACATAGGGGGTTATTAAAATCATAGTTTTAGGGCGGTTTTTTGGCAGGAAAATCTGGCAGGAAACTTTAGCGGGAAAATATAGGGGAAATCCCCCGGAGGAAAGGATAAGAACCGCCGGGGGAAATCCTTACGCAGAAAGGAGAAAAACGGAAGGAAAATGTGGTAGTCAGCCCACATGTTCTTTATTTGTCAAGGGGCAGATCGACCATGGACCCCGAGGAATTTATATCATCTTCATTGTATACGGTGACTTTTTTCATGATCTTTATAATGCGTGCGCTGTCCAGATCAAAGCCGTATTCTTCAACAACCCTGTCGAGCATTTCTTCTGCTTCTTCCATGGTCTCGGCAAGATTTTGGAGAACATACCCGTTGCCGGATGTGTTCATCGCTTCTACCCTGTAATACTTTGATTCTCCACTGATGTCGTTGTACATATTATCTCCTGTTCTAATCTACTACAATTCTAACATGAGTAACGGGATTTGTCAAGGACGACTTTTCTATACCCACGCTTTTGGTTGGGTATAATTCTTTGGCTGTCAACCATGCATGGAAATCTTCTTCTCTCATTTCCCACCGATCAGTACGAATTTGAGCAATCACATCCCGCTTGAAAGACATGTACTTTTCTTGGGACATTTCACGTGCTTTTTCCTGCGTTTCGTACATCTTGCCAAACATATGGCGGAGAATTGCATAAGCCAATTGGGAAGGACCTGAACCGTAGTAACCCCACTCAAACCCTGTGGGGGAGTGATCTACCTCATCGAGATATAAGGGCAATTCCCACCAGTAACTTAACATCTTTACGTTCTCTGTGTACTCTACTACTGCGTCTGTCCGTGTGCGATATCCTCTGAAAGTTGTGCCCATGTTGTCTCCTTTGTTTACCCTGTTCTAATCTACCTTCATTGTATCATAGAACCCAAGGGCTGTCAAGTGCTTTCTTTTCATTTTCTTGCCATAAACTTCAATCGAGTAGAGATTGCAGAGATAAGCATAAAGATTATCAATTTCTTCCTCGTTGCCCAACTTTACAGTTTCCTCGAATAGGCATAACACATCGGTAAACTCTGACCACTTGCGTAATTTTTCCTGATCCTCTGCTGATTTTGCCATGCCATCTCCTTTAACTTGCAATTGCGGTAAATATTTCTTTTCTGGCGATTGACCACTTGCTATTTTCCATGTCGAGATTTTGCCAAATCAAATCCATGTCATCGGGGGTAAAGCGAGTAACCATATACATATCCCGAATATCATTGATGGTCATGCTAATGTATTCCTTATAATTCTGGAAGCTTATTTCATCACTCATGTATCTGGTATGAGATGTCTTTACATGAAGTCGGTTGATCCACCGCATAATGTTTTGCTTTGTAAACTCCTTTGGGTCTCCGTATCCTTTCATGCTATCTCCTTTTTGAATGTACCCCTATTGTATCACCAATAGGGGTACTTGTCAAGGGTTATTTATTCCAGACCGACCACATCTTTCAAGTCGCCGAGACTTGCGCCGTAGCGTTCCAACACTTTGGTGAGTGTGGCAATGAGTTTTTGCTCGGTGGTTGCCAACAGGATAGCACCTTCAACATCTCGTTCCGCATTCTTAATGGTCTGAATTTGTGCCCACTCTTCGGGGAAACGCTCTTTGATAATTGCATCTTTGTATTTCTTTTCCGCAATTTCAGTAATGCTTTCGGCACGTGAAGAAGAGTAGCAATATCCGCCCAGTGCTTGCAGAATATCCCGCAATTCTACGTTGGCAATTTCCATTTTCTTATCAAGCGCGTCTTCCTGCTTTTTAAGTTCGGAATATTCCTGCAATTTGTTCAGCACGTCAAATTGGGGATACTCTTTATCCAAAACGGCGACCGCTTCTTTGCGAATATTCACGCCAGTCCTGATTTTGGTTTCAACAGCATCCTGCTTTTCTTTCAATGCTTCCTTAATGCGATTGGTAAAGAAATCTCGTACCTGATTAGTAAGTCCCATTTTTATCTCCTTTGAATGTTTGGGTTATTTGATTGTAATAAGATTATAACAGACTTTTAGTTATTTGTCAAGGGTTTTCATGGATTGTTTCAGTGTTTCTGCATGCAAAAACCACTCAATTTCTCTAACCGCTCCTACAATTTGTTGCAAGCAAATCTCCATATCCTCATCGCCAGAATCGCCTACAATTTCTTCCATGCTTTGGGTTGTCTCATCCATTGACTCTATTAGTGAAAACATTTTATTCCTATCCATTATATCCATTTTGTCTCCTTATCGAATGTACTTATATTGTACCACGAATTATAATTAAGTCAATGGTTATTTAAATTCTAACCCAAGCACTTCGGTATAAAGATATACATGGAGAGAGTGAAGTTGTCGTGCTGTTGACATGATTCTCTCCATCATCTCGTAATCTTCGTCATTCAAATCAGGCTCTTGCGCCATTTCTGTCCACAAAATATTGACCATTTCCGAAGATGTATCTACCACCAAATTATTGATCCTGCTGGCTAATTCTTCCTTCTTATTCTGTTCCATATTATCTCCTAATGTGTGACTTGGCGGGGTTTCATTGTATGATTTGGCGTGGTCCCCGTAGATCGTTGTTCCCTATTGGTCCCGCATGGCTATACGCATATCAGGGGCACTTTGCAAGGGGCTTATCGTTGAAGTCTATTTGACCATCCACTCAATCCTCCCGAGTGGTTGAACCACCCCTTGCAAACTACCTCTGATATTTTGTTGTCAATGTTCTCATCTATCAATAGTATAGCACACTCTTATTGTTTTGTCAAGGACCTATTTTGTGGCTCGGGGCGAGGTTCCGCAGTTAATTTTATTCTCTGACCGACTTGCGCTCTGCTTCTTGTAAAAGACCACTGTTTTAATCATGACTACATTGTACCACGATCCTTAACACTTGTCAAGGACCAATTTCCGGGCGGGCTGAGTACCATGAACGAGTAAAGCGAACGATTCACCACGTAAAATATATTCGAAGTCATTGGCTGATTTTGACTCGGGGCATGCGATTTTGACGCCTTTTAAGACCGCTTGTGACAAATCAGACACGACAAAACAAGTCGGCTCGACGGTCAATTTTGAGTCTTGCTTTCCGCCAAAACTATAAACAAGCTTAAAATTTCCGGGCTTTCCTGCACTCACATATTCCAAAACTTTCGTATAGCCAAAGAAACGAATGTCGGGGCGATAACTTGCTACACGCACCCACGCTTGAAAGTAAGATTTATTAAAGAAGTCACCGCTTGCGTGAATGCGCATAACCTTAACGTCTTTTGGCAATTGCGATAAAATAAGGTCTGCAATTTCATCGGTTGAAAGGTTGCGGATAGCTTCGAAGTTTCCCCAATGCGCATTGCGAACATTCGTGAATCGGGCTTCACCGCTTGCGGCATAGCAACGGAATTTCATATCTTTACCGTCGGTTATTTTACCAGTCACTTTATCCGCTTTCGATAGACACTCAGACGCCATTGGGCAGGTATGTCCGGCAGGCAGGTCAAAAGATACCACCTGCGAATTGCGATAACCCAAATCTTTTGCGAGCTCGTTTAATTTTCGATTACCCTTAGAGAAAGAAAGTTTTGCCATTTTACGCTCCTGTTTTGTAAGATGTAATTAGTATATCACACTACATTATAAGAGTCAAGCGCTTTTAATACCAATATTCGATCAACTTTCCCCCAATATTGGTCCACTTTTGCTATTGACAAACCGCTTATTATAGTGTATACTGTTATTGTAATTGAGAAAGCGAGCACCGAGTCCCCATTTTGAATGCTACTCACCGCTCGCACTTATAAAGGAGAAACTATGGCATACCAAATCGAACGAGCAAACAAGAGGGACCACGCACAGCGTAAGGCTCGTCAGGGCATGCGTGTAGTCAACAAAAGTATTTTCACCATAGTGGGTGCGCAGGTTACTCGCGCCGAGAAGAACAAAGGTAGGCGGTAAGCCACCCACAGCCCCAGAGGTTCGCCCTCTGGGGCACTTTTGTCTTAAAGTCAATTCAGGCTCGGGACCAGCTTAATTCAGTAATCAATTCAGGGCTCTGATCAATTCAGAGCCCTTTTCAATTCATGAGTTAATTCAATGGGTTAATTCAGTAAGTTAATTCAAACAACTCTGGCGTTAATTCCGGAAGGCAATCCTTCCGGATCTTCCTCCACACTCACAATAAGATAGTCACTGTAGCCAATCAAATCCGCTTCGGTTGGTGTATAGTTAGCATACTTCATGCGAGCATCCGCCTCATCTTTCGCAAGGACGTATGTTTCATAACCTGCTACCCGCTTGCCTGTAATTAGAAACACTCTGTCAGCCATGTTTATCTCCTATGCTAAAAATTGAATATCGTAGTGACCTGCGCCGTTGTCTTCCTCATCACGTAAAAACCAGACAATAGCTTCATAACCGTTTTCATTGCGCATGCGCAATCCGGGATAGAGCATCCCTTCCATTTCGCTGTCCTTTGAAAAAGCGGCGTCTACCACCGTATACCCAACAAGAGTACGTAGTTGGTTTGTCATAAACGTTTCTGCTTGTGCTAAATAACTTTCATTCATTTTATAACTCCTCTTTCTCATCAAAGAACACATCGTCTGGGTACAAAATTTTGTAGCAATCCTCGCAATAACAAACAGTAAGAGCGCGATCCGCCCAAATCAACTCGGTAAAGACATTGAATGGTTTCCCGCAGTTTTGGCAAAGTTCTTTTTCGTTTAAATCAATCATAAAATTCACCTTTTATCCTTTTCTCGTTGGTCGGCTGTTTTTATCTATAACAAGATTATACCACGTTTCCAGTTAAAGTCAAGGGTAAAATAAAAATTCCCTCTTTTTACGGAGGGAATTTTTGGAAGGAAAATCTCTGGGGGAAAGTCTGGCAGGAAAATCTCTGGGGGAAAACTTATAACTTATTCTTATTTATAATCTCCATAAACTGATCTACCTCGTCGCTGTTATCTGGTTGCAGGACCCTTTCGATCAGGTCTTTATTCTTTTGGCTGGAGGACTTCTTGGCGATCTGCTCAAGCAATTTTTCATAGGTTACCATCCTGCTGATGAACGTGGCAAAGAATGCCGCAAAATTTGATGATGTTTCTAATAGCGCTTCCTCATCTTCATCATGTGCGGCGAGAGCAATATCGCCGATAAAAGCGGTAAACTGGTCAAAAATATCTTTCATCTTATCCGTTTCCAAATAAACCCTCCTCTTCTTCCTCTTCGTCTGTATAGTCCCATTGGTCTGCTTCAACTTCAATGCCGTTTTTATAAGTAGAGTTTCCAGCAAAGCCCATACCCCCTTCTTCATACTTAAGCGTGAAGGAAAGGGCAGGAAACATCACCGACATTGCTTGCAAAACTCCGAGTGGGGGAGACCATGCGGTATCAAACCATGCGGACATAGTACCAATGCTTGTGCGCTGTACGGTTGGCTCGGATGCGTTCCATTTGGTGCCCCAATTGGTAATACACCAATCGTAGCCACCCTGATTGTAACCGTCTTTTGGCACCTTACTCCAATCAATTAACCGTGCGTCGCCGGCTTCCTTCTCCAGCTTCTCTACTACGCTTTTAGCCTCATCATCAAGCCTTTTGAATTTTGCAGGATAGGGAATAAACTGGTTGAAATCAATAGCCTGTTCGCCTTTGGAAATAAACGATTCAAAAGCATCAATATTCTCCTCTGGACCTTCGATAAACATATCACACGAGCACCAATTCGGACACATAATCATTCTCCTTTTCTAATGTAACTATATTGTATCACAGGTTCTCTAAAATGTCAAGTTGCAGCTTTAGTTGGGCGATCTCGTCTTTGATCTTTTTAATCTCTTTTTGTTTTAAACTATATTTTGGTGAAACAATAGAATCTTCGAATTTTTGCATATCTTCTTCACTGATATCGGGGCTATGCTTTACAATCCCATTGATAACTTTGTAGTAATTAGAATCTTTCTCTGGAAAAAGAGTTTCAAAAAAATATGTAGCGCAATCCGCCAAGTGTGGATACTTATCTTTTCCGTCACCATAAAAACTGTCTTTATAATGGCGTATTTTATGGGCTTCCGCCATGGCAGTAAGGGCTGGAAAATCTAAGTTGTAATAATTTTCCAATAGTATTTCAGCAAACGATTGAGCGAAACGATCATCCTGCACAAGCTCACAAAGCATTTCTGGGGGGCTTAAAACGTCCATTTTGTATCCTCCTAAATCATATAACCGAGCGGAAGCTCGTCATCTTCAATCATCTGGGCGAGCATTTGCGCACTCTTTACCGCAGTTTCATTGCGAGCATCCACAAAGCGCAAATCCTGTTCGCCAAGCCCGACTACAATACCCAACAGGTAGCGGAAGGCTGTTGCCTGTAAAGTACGGTGGGCACTGCGCAACTCCCGACCGACTTCCTTACCCTGCTCGAAATCCATGTGGAATGAATTACAGCGATATTCCAACAAGTCAGCCAGTTCCCCTGCGGTCATACTCTTTGCAAACTCTCGTAATGTGAATTCCATGTTTCTCTCCTTTTTTGGGGCATTCGCTGACAATAGATTTTCTAATTCGCTCATGTTTCTCTCCTTTTTGAATGTAACTATATTTTATCACAAAAGATGTTATATGTCAAGGACTAATTGAAAGTGGCATCCCATTTATCTTGTAACTCTACATCATTATCAAAAATGTAATCCAGTACAGCATAGAAAATCTCATCGTCAATATCAACAGATGATTCATCGTGGTCGGTCATCAGAAAAGCATTGTGAATAGTGATCCAAAAGTCCGTTTGTGCGTCATTAATCGCATCTTCAATGCGTTCCGCACCATATTTATCAACGATCATTTCCTGCCTTTTGTTAAGGTCATAGTTTTTAATTTGTACCATTTTATAACTCCTTTTTTCTTTTATTGTACCACATTATCCTAATGGAGTCAAGGGTTCAATATCTGGATTTTGAATGTCATCCCAATGTTCCTGTATGATACACAGTATGTCATACATACCTTGTATCGCCTCTTCTTCGCCGGAATACTCGGCGGTTTCAAAATCACACAGTGCGGCACACAGCATACCGTAGATTTCTTTCTTATTCATTAGTCTTCCACTTCAACTTCCCCACCCATTGCATCAATAAACTCGGGTGTCTCGGATTCGTCACTATATTCCCAATCGTCATAGATATCCCCTCCCATATCTGAGAGTGCTGTTTGCAGGTGATCTGCCGCATCATCGGCATCTTCTCCCCACACTACAACTGATTTTATAAATAAGAACGGTTTATAAGTAGCCATTAGTCGTCTTCCTCTATAATGTCTGTTCCCCATTCTGGGTCGTATGCCCATCTTTCATCGTCATACCCGCCAAAGTCAAGGTTTACATCATAGGTATCAAAATCTTCATCATTTACTTTGGCTAATGCTTCTTCAAAAGAATCCGCTCTAATAGCCACATTACCGTGTTCCGCCCTCTTTAAGCTCATCAAGTATGTTTTCATTTTACCACCACTCCTCGTCAATAAAGAATTCCAAGCGGTGTGCGTCAATGACTGCTTCAATGGGTGCTAACCGCTTTCCTTTGTACGTTGTGCCTTCTGGCATGCGGACTTTCTTGCCATACTCTCCACGATTGGCGTACTCAATCGCTCTCACGCAAGGACCAACCATTGCGACAGGAAGAGGCGGATAAAAATTATAAAGTAAATGTGTTTTAACCATTTCTTTCAAGTCATTCTTGGTCTTAACTTCTCCTGCCAACTCCATTGCGAACGTGCTTCCCATTTTATAACTCCTTTTTTCTTTTATTGTACCACAATTTGGCGTGGTGTCAAGGATTTAGTCGTACCAAGCGTATTGAGTGCCAACTTCGCAGGTAAACTCATCAGCCTGACGAAACGCATACATAAAATTCTGCATATCGTCAAAATCAGTTGCATGACCAGCCAGTCCTTCGATAGTAAGCCTATAATCTGGTCGTTCGTGACTGACCACATAACCATGAGCTTTAAATCCCGAGTTAGACTGCATAAACTGCAAAAATTCTGCGATACTGGGTGAATAATTCTGGGTTTCCTCTGGGTCGGCAAAGCCTAACTCAATCATCTTTTCCAAAGTTTCTGCATCCAAGTCGTGAAAGTGAGCCACGTCATAATTCTCTTTGTCCCCGAAGAGAGGGTCAAATTCCAGCATACTGTCCCGAAGTTTGTAATCCATGTTGTATTCCATTTTATATCTCCTTTTTTCTTTTATTATACCACACGTGCGTGGTATTTGTCAAGCCCTATTCGCTTATTCATTTCGTGAATAAGACACCATTCTTCCTCTGGCTTTTCACGAAAAAACAATTCAATAATATCTATGCCCTCTTTCCATGACAGAGACATGGAAAAATCGCAAGCCCTGTTTCCAGATGAAAACTTTTTTTCAAACTTAGTACCCGACTTGTCTTCCCATTTAATTAGTGCTGTCATTTATAACTCCTTTTTTCTTTTATTTTACCACGTTTCTGTCTGGTGTCAAGTGGTCCCGGGAAGTTCATGGTCCCGTTGGTGGTCCCGCGATGTCTATGCGCAACGCGTAGGAGACAAAAAAAGACCCCTTTTTAGGGGGGTCTTATCTGTGTGGATACTACTTCGCATTGGCGGTGAGAACATTCACCATGCGTGTGATTTTCTCCTTACGTGCCCCAAACATGACACTTTCAGCAATGGGGCGCTTGCTCGGTTGCACATGGCAAAACCATTCCGACGTTGCGCACGCCAACCCCCAATAGTCAGGGGAGATTTGAGTGCCGAGACCTGCGAACAGGTCAAAGATTCCGTCACGCATCTCGGTCTGCTTTTCGTTGAACTGCTCGGTGGTTTCCTGCTTGCTCTTGCGCAATTCGGCAGGATAGTAGGACGAGATATCTTTGGCGTCAGGATAGGCTTCGTACAGGAGACCCTTTGCCTGTTCGTCGGTCTTGATGGGTTTCTTTGCGAAGTTGCCGAATAAGTCTTTGAGCAAAGCGGTTTGAGTGAGAGCCTGTCCCTGCACATGAGACATCCAGTAGCCCAGATCACGCAGGAGATTCTTGTTGACCCCACGACCAGTCCAGATCGAGCCACGACCATTGCCATCGGTATTGCGCTTTGCCCAATCCTCTGCAAGGCATAAAGTGTTGCTGCATACCGGTCGATAGATGCTGGTGAAGAGCTTTGCACCTTTGAGCGTGTCAAACCCACACTTCACGATGCCATAGGTTTCTACTTCGTCACCCTGTACAACGTCAAAATTGGGCATTTTCCATGAAATGAACATCTGCTCACCCTTACCGAGAAAAGCCATAGTCTCGGCGAATTCTGCCACACTTTTGTCAAATTGCTGTGCAATATCCATGGGTTGCAGGGGGTGGTAACGTTCGGTGCAGTAGCCGAACACAACTTCTTCTGCATCGTAGGCGGTTGCGCCACGAATGACAGCGAAGTCGCCTGTCTCGGTGGGTTGACCGTTCAAATCGACGGTGACGGGGCGAGTATACATTTTAAAGCCTCCGCCAAATTTCTCCTCCATAATCTGCTCGGCTGTCATAGGGACAAGTGAGGGCTCGGTGAGTTTGTGCCACATTGGGGCTAAATAACTGTAAACGCATCGCTTATAAATATTATCTGACATTTCAATCTCCTTTGTTTGATTGGTTATTTGACTATGCCTACATTATAACTGATTGTTTGTTATTTGTCAAGAGGCAAATCAAATGGTGATCCCGAACTTTCAATACGATTCATACCAATATATTTGATATCAACTTTTACACGCTCGCCAAATTCATCAAGCCTGAAACCCTCTGGGTCGCAATGGTAGGCAAAGTTGTAAACTTCCTGCCAAGTAAAGCCACAGCGCACACAGCGGAATTCTCTCCAGCCTTGTTCATCATCGTACTCAAAATCATCGCCTTCGAGCTCATCGTGCCCACATTTGGGGCATACACTATATCGAAACTTATCACCTGTAAACTTCATTATTTCCTCCATCCAATTGCTTCGGTAACTTTTGATGGCAAGTAGCCAAGCTGATTGCCTTCAATAAGGTACAAAATTTCAGTACCATTTCCATCGAGCATGACACTATCTGCCCCACCAATCTCATATTCGAGTGGGTAAGATGGTTGCGTAGCAAAGCGCACTTCTACTTCTTCATCATAGCCATCCATCAAATCCAGCAAATCACCTACGGTCATCATTTTATCTCCTATTCTCTAATTTCTTCAAGTGTGTCGGCATCCTCATAGTGCGAGAACGTATAAACCGTATTCCAAGCAAACCCGCATTTGTTACATGTGATCCGTTGCCACGCGGTTTCGCCATCGCATTCCCACTCGTCAAGGTTCCAATCACCGTCGTTGTAGCCTTCTGTCTCACCACATTTGATACATTTGTCCATTTGCTATCTCCTTTTTTAATTGTAATGATATTATATCACAGGTTAGTTGGGTTGTCAAGTCCACGAAGCTTTTTTATAATGCTTTTAAAATACATTAAGTTTGCAACTTCCCGTTCGTCCCGATCCCTGATTCTTTCTACCATCCATTCATAATCGCACTCTTCGCATACCATAACGCTTTCATTATATAATTTTCTGATAGAACTGGTCCCACACTGCGGGCACTCATTCATATTAAAAACCTCTGGATTATCAAAATCGAGCAAAATTTCCATGCAGGTTTCGCACTCTATTGCCACGTTGCACTCTTCGCCATCTTCCATCTTATATAATGAAACGACAAGTTTGTGACCAACATGGTCCCTCAATTCCTTAAAACTACTTACACTCATTTTAACTCCTTTCCGAAGTTGACTCTTGACAAGCTACACGCAATGTGTTAAACTGTCTGTACGATGAATCACTACGACTCCGCACAACTACACGCATTAAGTTTGCAACTCGCAATTTGTTTGTGTCTGTTTCCTAACCATGCAATCATTCTATCACAGAAATTTATAACTGTCAAGGGTTTTATAAAACCAATTTTAGAAATCGCATCACTTCCTCATATGGTAGGAAATCTGCATCTCGGGACCAAATGGCTATGCGCATTAATGTCTACACGAATAATGCTGGCAAAGCCAGTAAGAACGCTGGCAAAGCCAGTCAAAGACACCCCTGCCAGACAGTTCGATTCGGGGACCACTCCGGTTAATTCAGCGACCTGCTTAATTCAGAGGTCAATTCCGGTTAATTCCATGGTTAATTCCACGGTCAATTCAGCGAAGCCGGTCAATTCCGCGAAGCCGATCAATTCCAGAATGCCGCGTCAATTTGGCAGCAGCGACTTAATTTGGGCGTTTTTTCAATTCCAAACCAAATATTCGAGTGGCAGGTCCGTTTCGCGTCGATTCTGCCAGAAATAGGGCAATTTGTAAAATGTCAATTTTAGGGCGTTTTTTGGCTCTGAGGGCATGTACAAAGTTCATTTGAATAATGTGAGCCGGCACACATTTATCGTTGGAAAAATGTGCCAATTTTTGTCTCTGGTGGCATTCTGTAAAATGAGGAGCGGCAGTCCCCATTTTTGTACTAAAAGTCGGGAGTGCATTTCTATATAGGATAATAGACTAATTATGTCTATTATGCTTTATAAAAAGACACCCTATTCTTTCTTTTTGTTTTGACCTTTATAAAAGTTTTACAATGCGCCTTAAACTAATAAACCTATATTCTTATTAACTCTTTTAAAGATGTATGTGTTCTATAAATAGTTTATAGGTAATCTTTAAAAGAAACCCTTAGTATATTTATTTAAATATATATATTATCGGACCACGAATCTTACGGTGCCTCCTATGAATCTTACGATGGTGACCATGAAATGTCCGATGGCTTCGGACATTTGGAAGGTGTGACATTTTGTCACGGGTAGACTACGTTTTGTAGGCAACTGAACCGACTACAGATTGTAGCCAGTTTACGATATAGCGTAATAAATGCTTGCTTTTCTGCATTTCTTCGGTTATAATCGATAAATGCTTACAAAACGTAAGCAGTTCGATCATGATCGACAAATTCTCCGAAGGAAAATCTCCGAAGGAAAACCTACGAGGGAAAATCCAGCAGGAAAATTTGTAGGGGGAAAATTTGTAGAGGGAAAATTTGTAGGGGGAAAATTTGT